TGTCGCCTATTGGTTAAGGCCCACTGCTTATAACGGTGTGAACGGGGTTCAATTCCCTGCAGTCCTACCTTGCTGGTTTAGCTATCTGGTGAAAGCACCCGACTCATAATCGGACACAGGTGGGATCGTTCCCCACAACCAGCATAGACATTTCCTAAAGTGTCTCTCTTGACTTCTTCAAGTCTACCCTCTATAATAACAAGGTAAACAAATTCAAACAAATGTCACTCACTGCTAAATTCAAAAAGGATCTTCAAACTTTGAAGTCCGCCGCGAACGGAGAGTCTTATCTTGATGTAAAGAATCCAAAACTCTTCAAGAAAGTTCGTAAGTTTTATGAATCTAATGGTGTAATTTTTTCTGGAGATCCTCTAGATGATTATGAGATGTTGATTGATTACATCTATGCAGATCTTGAAGCGGAAGGTGTCTTTGCATAAAATAGAAATCATTCATAGGCTACATTTTTACATGAAAAATTTTCCGGTAAAAAAATGACTCTAAAGGTGGACACAATTCCAAAAGTTCTTCTTGAACGAGAAGGATATCGGTTTGTTGAAAAGGGTATCATTGAACTCAATGGTAAACCCGATTATCGTATGCAAAAGAAAGACTATTATACTCAACGATGGAATGACATTTATCTTTTTGATAATGTTATGCAATGTTCCACTGCAATGGAAGACATTGAGTATGCAAAATGGCTAGATCCAGATCGTGTTCCGTGTTATGTGAGAGATGATGAAGAAGACACGGATGGTCTATAACAGCACTGGTCGGGAGCAAACCCCTTATGTCTAAAACAAGTATCTTACGATATCTTGGAAACATTCTCCTCATGCTTGGTTATCAAATCATGCTATGGGGAAGTTTTAAATATGGTTTGATTATTAAGTTTATCGGGGGTCTTCTTGGTATTCCTTTTGCGATCAAACTCAAACTCTGGGATGTGCTATTTCTAATAGTATTTTTTGGTATTACCGAGATATCAAAATTAACCCAACTTTTCTTGGTTTCATAAAACCAAGTGGTGGAGTCAATCTGACCCCTTCTGGTTTCTTGTTTTCCCATTAAAAAATAAGTGGTGCGGATGGGATAACTCCCGCCTAGTTTCTTGCTTCTAGTCAAAGAGCAAGTGGCGAGCCTGAGTTACTAGAGGGGTTTACAAGACCCCTCTTTTTTTGTATAATATGAGAAAGAACTTTTCATATGAAAATAGGATTTAACTGTAGTTCATTTGATCTTTTTCATGCTGGGCATATTACAATGCTTAAGATGGAAAAGGAGATGTGTGATTATTTAAAAGTGGCACTTCAAGTTGATCCAACTATTGACCGTCCTGGCGTGAAGAATAAACCAGTTCAGACAGTTTATGAGAGATATGTTCAACTACAAGGATGTAAGTATGTTGATGAAATCCTTGTGTACGAAACCGAAGCAGATCTCCTTAATTTAATTCAGACACAGACAATTGATATACGATTTTTAAGTGAGGAATATGAGAATAGAGATTTTACAGGAAAACAATATTGTATTGATAATGGTATAGAAATCTTTTATCATTTACGAAGGCACCAGTATTCGTCAACTGAGTTAAGAAGTCGTGTTTATATCCTTGAAAAAAATAAAAGAGTACAGCAAGAAGTTATAGAGGTTCCTCAACAATATTCTCCAGAGCTATTAAATAAGTATTCTTTTACTGATAATTTGTTATGACAATTCTCGTTACAGGTGGTGCTGGATTTATTGGTAGTAATTTTCTTCATCATCTAACAACAATCACTGATGAGGAAATTATTTGTATCGATAAACTTACTTATGCTGGTAATAGAAAGTATGTTCCAGATAACATCAAGTTATATGTAACTGATATTGCTAGTAAAGGAAGTTGTAATTCTATCTTTAGAGGGCATAAGATTAGCGTAGTATTTAACTTCGCTGCAGAAAGTCACGTTGATAATTCAATTAAAAATTGTTCTGATTTTGTTCATACCAATGTGGCAGGTACAGCAAATCTGTTGAGTTGTGCTGTCAAGTACGGTATTGAAAAGTTTATTCATATCTCAACTGATGAAGTCTATGGTTCAATTGAGTGGGGTTCTTTTATGGAAACCAGTCCTTATAATCCTAGAAATCCATACTCAGCGTCTAAGGCAGCAAGTGAACATTTTGTAATGGCATTTCATAATACTTATGGATTGCCTGTGAATATCACCAACTGCTCTAATAATTACGGACCACGCCAGTATCAAGAGAAACTTATTCCACAAACAATTCTGAATATTTTATCTGATAAGAAAATTCCTATCTATGGAAATGGGTTTCAGGTCAGAGACTGGTTGTATGTTCAAGATCACTGTACTGCTCTAATAAAAGTTTGGAAAGATGGTATTAGTGGTGAGAGATATAATATTGGTGGTATGTGTGAGATGACCAATCTTGACCTGGTTAAGAAAATTCTTTACATGATGGGTAGGGATGAGAGTATGATAGAATATGTGACTGATAGACCAGGACACGACCGTAGGTATTCTACCAGTATTAATAAGATACGCCAGAATTTATATTGGTCACCAATGTTTTCCCTTGACTATGGACTTCAAAAAACAATCGAATGGTATGAAAGCAGTAGAAACTAAACTCCAAGGTGCTTGGGTATTTGAGATTGATCAGTATAATGATGATCGTGGATATTTTTCAGTTCCCTTTAATTTAAAAAGATTTCGTGAAGTTACAGACTTTCATGCTGATTTTTTTCAAGACAATCTTTCCTGCTCAAAGAAGAATGTTCTTAGGGGTCTACACTATCAGATCAAAAAACCACAAGGAAAGTTAGTTAGAGTTTTAAAGGGATCTGTTCAAGATGTAATTGTAGATCTTCGCCAATCTTCTAAAACTTTTGGGAAGCATTTTTCAATTACTCTTACCGATAAAAACAATCTGTGTCTTTGGTCTCCTCCAGGATTCGCTCATGGATTTCTTTCGTTGGAGGATGATACTCAGTTCTTCTATAAAGTTACAAATGAGTATAGTCCTGAGAACGAAAGAACTCTGTTGTGGAATGATCCTGATCTAGGGATTGAGTGGAAGATTGATGGAGAACCTTTTCTTTCTCCAAAAGATGCTGAAGGAAAGGAGTTGAAAACTTGTGATAAGTATGCCCGATAAAATTTCTATTTACGGTAGCACTGGATTTATTGGTAATCGATTTTATCAATTGTGCGGTGGTATAAAAATACCTAGAGATCAAAGAAATCCAGAGACAAATAATATTCTGTATTGTATCAGTACAACGACTAACCATAATATCTATGAAGATCTTCATATTGATATTAATACCAATCTAAACGTTCTCATGGAAGTTTTAGATAAGTGTCGTAGTAAGGATATTGTTTTCAATTTTGTTAGTTCTGGTTTTGTTTATGGACCAAAAGTAATTAATGCCTCTGAAAATGAGTATTGTAATCCCAAAGGATTTTATTCCGTTACAAAAAGAGCAGCAGAACAATTATTAATTACTTTTTGTGAAACATTTGGAGTACGATATCGTATTTTTAGATTAGCAAATGTATATGGACTGGATAAAAATTATTCAAGTAAGAAGAACGTGCTTGAATACATGATTAATCGATTGAAAAATGGTGAAGATATTACTCTTCATCATGGTGGAAAATTTAAACGAGATTTTATATTTGTTGATGATGTTTGTGATGCCATGTTTTTTCTTATGGGCAATTCACCAACGAATCAAATTTATAATGTTGGAACTGGAATTGGCACTCAATTTAAATACGCAATTGAATATAGTAAAAGATTATTAAATAGTAAAAGTCAAATTCATTATGAAACTAATCCAGTTTTTGATTACTATCTCAACGTAGATAAACTGAACAACTTGGGATTTAATCACACTGTCAGTTTAGAAAATGGTTTGGAGATTCTTTGTTTTGGGCAGCAGGCATGAAAATACTTATTGAACTTAGAACGGCAATCAATGTTGGTGGAAATAATTTTCTTCCGTTAAGTCATGGGAATCAAAGAACTCAACAATACATTGGTGGTTTAAAAAGTTTTAAACAATATTCTAATCAGTTTGAACATTGTGATGTTGTTCTTGTAGATAATACACTTGAAAGTGAAGATCAAGTTCCTCAGGAAATTAAAGATGTTTTGCCAGAAGAAGCATTCTTATATGTAAAACACCAGAATAACTACGGTAGATATAATAAAGGTGCTGGTGATATTGAGATGTGGAAAGACTATTCTGATATACTGACCACATATGATTACTTTTTTCATCATGAACCAAGAATGTTATTACAGGATTTTTCCTTTATGGAATCTTTCCTACATAATCCAAGGAACTACTTTTCTTTAGCCTTACAAGATCAGGTAAAGACAGGATACTTTGGTGTAAATGTAAAAGACTTTTATGAATTTTACAGTTCTATTGATCTTGATGAGATGGTTAGAAATTTCATCTCGATAGAAAACATCATGTTTTCTTTTTTCAAAGAAAAAAATGCGGAGTTTATTGCCGATGCCTCTTACTGCTTATGGCACGATGCTGCCAAAGATGAATATGTTGAATATTAAATCATCTTATAAAGAATATCATTATTGTAAGGTATTTCAATCAATTTGTTTTTCAATTAATCCTTCTAAGATTGTAGAGTTTGGAATTTTAGAAGGATACTCTCTTGATTGTTTTGTCAACTACAGTCAAGATTGTGATATTGAAGCTAACGATTTGTTTGATGACTTTCCTTATAATGCTGCTGATTATAACTTTGTTACTGAAAAATATCAGCAAAATAATAACGTAAGTATCTACAAGAGAGATTTTTATAAATCTGTAGATCTTTATGAAGATGATTCAATTGATATTCTTCATATTGATATCGCCAATAATGGAGAAACATTTGATTTTGCGATTCAGAACTATCTACCAAAAGTTCGGGGTGTGATGGTTATGGAGGGTGGATCTGATGAGAGGGATAATATTGAGTGGATGGTCAAGTATAATAAACCCAAGATTGGACCAGTCTTGAAAAAGTATTCTAATGATGTTAGAATAACAGTATTAGAAGATTTTCCTTCAATTACTCTGATTAGAAAATGAAAGTTAGGCAGGATATGATTCCTCTGTTTAAAGTCTTTATGACTGAGGAAGCAGCAATAGAAACATCTAAGGTTTTGATGTCTGGATACATTGGGCAAGGACCTCAGGTGGAAAAATTTGAAGAATTGCTAAAAGATTACTTCACAAACGACAATGTTGTGACTGTAAACTCAGCAACTTCCGCTGAGCATCTTGCTATCCATATGCTCAAGAGACCAGAAAAAAATATTCTTTCTTATCATGGAGTTTGTTTTGATGAACGTCAGTGGGAAGGAATTCAACCAGGAGATGAAATTCTCACAACTCCTTTAACCTGTACTGCCACAAATTGGCCAATTCTTGCTAATGGTATTGATTTAAAGTGGGTAGATGTGGATCCAAACACTTGTAATGTGGATTTGGATGATTTAGAAAGAAAGATCTCTCCCAAGACAAGAGCAATCATGGTAGTTCACTGGGGTGGATATCCAGTGGATCTTGATCGCCTGCGTGATATTCAAATGAAGACCCAAAAACTTTATGGGTTCAAACCAGCAGTGATTGAGGACTGTGCTCATGCATTTGGTGCTACTTACAAGGGGCAGAAGATTGGTTCGCATGGAAATATTTGTACGTTTAGTTTCCAGGCGATCAAGCACCTGACAACGGGCGATGGTGGGTGTGTGGTGTTTCCTTACAAAGAGCAAGTTCGTAGGGCAAAACTTCTTCGTTGGTATGGTATTGATAGAGATGATAATCGTAAAGACTTTAGGTGTGAAAGTAATATTCCAGAGTTTGGATTTAAAATGCACATGAATGATATCAATGCTACTATTGGTATTGAAAATTTCCCTGTGGTTGTAGAGAAGAATCTTAAAACAACTATCGATAATGCTAACTTCTACAATAAAGAGTTGAGCAACATACCTGGAGTAACTCTCCTAGAAAACAAATCTGATCGCCAATCAACGTATTGGATATATACAATCAAAGTTGATCGCCAAACTGATTTCATGAATAAGATGAAAGAATGTAATATTATGGTTAGTCGTGTTCATGAACGGAATGATATTCATACCTGTGTATCTGAATATCGCTGCCATCTTCCTAACCTAGATAAATTGGTAAAAGAAATGATTTGTATCCCTGTTGGTTGGTGGGTAACACCAGAAGACAGACAGTATATCGTTGATTGTATTAAGAGTGGTTGGTAATGGCATTAAAAGAAAAAAAATGTTATGATACTTTTAGATATCAGTTTAAAGAAGAGTTAGAGAAAATTTTTAGTACCCCAAATCTTAATCAAATTCATAAAGAACAAGAGTGTGATTTTGGTGTTCTCACCTTTGAAACTGATCAACGCACTAAGTTTCATAAAACTTTTTATGATCAAATTAGAGAATCTCATTTCTTAACCATCTATAATTCTTTTGTGAAGGAAGTAATTCTCCCTCAGTTTGGGCAAGATATTCTATACCAAAAGATTCCTACGTTTAGAATCCAAGTTCCAAATAATATATCGGTAGCAGAATTTCATAAGGATAAGACTTATAGTCATAGTCCTTATGAAGTTAATGTCTTTTTACCCATTACTTCTGCCAAGGATACCTATACAATCTGGGCAGAAAGTGCTGAGGGTCTTGCTGATTATGAACCAATGGAGGCAGATTATGGTGAGTATTATCTTTGGGATGGTGCTAATCTAACTCATGGAAATAAAACCAATACTCATGATGTAACAAGAGTTAGTGTTGATTTTAGAATTCTTCCATATAAAGATTATAGTGAAGATGATGTAAAAGAAACTGTAACTACAAAAACCAAGTTAAAGTTGGGTAGTTACTTCAATCTAATGGAGTATCAAAATGCTTGATCTTTATAAAATTGATGGTGCCATCAATCTAGATCCACATCCTTGCTTCACAACTGAAGGAACATACCC